TCTTCGCGTAGTTCCACACGAAACCATTGAGGGTGGCGACAACAAATACACGGCCATCGCAGCGGCATCCATTTTGGCTAAAGTGGCTCGCGATGATTATATTTCCGTACTGTGTTCAGAACATCCAGAATTAATTACACGATATGGGCTCGATAAAAATCAAGGATATGGGACAAAACAGCATCTTGCGGGCATTATTGAGAATGGGATCAGTCAATGGCATCGGAAAACATATGGCCGGTGTAAAGAAGCAGCACTATCGTTATGCATTTGATTGCATATCTACTTTACCTCGCGGAAGCGACATAAACGATGTTTTGCAATCCATAACACTATATCCAATTAAAAATTCATCTGTCTGTGCATCATATGTTAGCCCCAGCGTATATTCCACCTTGGCTTTTTCAAAAGTGAAGGGTTTGGTATATTTTTTCAATTGATAGGTCGTTTGATCTAAAGCAACCAGAATATGATAATAATACCGACGATTTTCATAACTCACATGATGGACAATAAACCAAATGTCGTTGCCGACAACTATACCGTTAGTCGAACCGCGCGCATTGTGCAATATTGACGGCGTGGTTAATCGATGTGTTTCCCTAAATATTGTATCCGACCCCTGTGTCTCGATATTCCCAATAACCAATGGGAACCAACTATATATCATGGTTTTTGAGAAAGCGTTATTTGTGGGAAGCATAACCCAATTTTTTTCTAAACGTCCTTGATTGGGAATTTTCGGATATTGAACCTCGGTAGTTTCACCGGTCCGAATATGTACCTTTCCAATTTCTACAGTCATTGTACCATCGGGCATTCCTCGGTTCGCGCTATATGCAATCGTCTCTGATATCACATCAAAGGAATGTTCGAACAGACGCATATCTTCTAAACCTATGTAATGCTTATCGTTGCCCACATTGTGTTTTACAAACGTCGTCGATTCGATCACCCAGGGCCCGCCATTTTGGACGCAAGCAATAGCCAACACATTTTTTGTTTCGATGGTCGATTTTTGTTTGTAAGCACCCTTTTCATCAATTGAATAATTTACAAAACGCTTGCAGATTAGATACCGATCCGCACTGAGTTTGACTATAGATGGAGTGCTTGGTACAAAATCCGGCTCATTCGCCATTTCAATCATCCCCGCGCTTTTCACTAAATGTCCAAGATCGCCAAACGTCCCATTATGCAAATTCGAAAATACCAGAGAGTAAAACTTATAATTCGACCACACGTTTTGTCTCGTTCCCGACGGGAGTTGATTATAATTTAACACATTTACAGCCAGCAATTGCAAATCATAATTATGGAGATTGCAATAAAATCCAAATATAGTCATTTCGTAGTCCAATTTGTAATCGTAAATATCCTTCTGCATGAATAAATAATCGAGATTGTGTTTTTTCATCAGTTCATTTTTGGCCAAAACGTAATAGGAATACGCCAAACGATGCTTATTTGCTAAACGATAGTATTTTACGATTTCATATAAATTTTCAATGCGTTCTGGGTAGGCATTATATGCTTCCATCCAATAATGAATCGCATTTCCAATATCACCGCGCTCATTATAACAATGAGCAATGCTATTAAAACTGTTCCAAATCTCATCCACCCATCCACCCAATTTAACCCGTTTTTTATACGTTTCAATTGCATTGTCTATTTGACCCGCACTTTTATAACTATTCGCCAAATAAAACGTGTAACGATCGCTGTTTGGATGTGCTTCCAATCCGGTTTTTAATAAACGAATATCGCGCTCATATTTATCGGTTTTGCATCCTCCATCCCCAATATCATATATAAACGCAACGTCTTTAGGCAATATTTGAATATTGGTTCCGGACGGGAGTTGCAAATATTCATGTGTTACACCCCAATACTTGGAACCGCAATTGTTTTTCGTAATGCGCGTATTTTTATAGTAAAATTGGTCGGAACCCTGAAATATATAAAAGGAGTCCCCCATAAGCAGCATTTTAAGAAAGGTCGCCTTGTCCAAATTCGGATTTACATGAAACAACATATCCGCGTCTAATAGCAAAATATATTCCGCGTTTTCCATATTTTCACATGCTTTCAGTGCGACGGAACGATTGTGTCCAAAATCTCGAAATGGTTCTTGGACGACTTTTCCATGAATATTCTTCGCTGCAAAAAACGTTTCTATTTCGGTAATTGTATTATCAGTACTGCCCGTATCGCAAATACAATAACTATCAATCCACGGCGCAACCGAGTTTAACAGCCGTGTAATGATTTTTCCTTCATTTTTCACAATCATATTCAAACATAATGTGGGAATGCGAACCGACGTATTATTAGTTACAGATTTAGGAAGGGTAGTCATGACGTATGTTTTCTACAGATAGACTGTTTATGTATTTTATTATGACTTATATTTTATGTAGCAATTATATAATATACTATTCATAATACAAATGTCTTTCACACGATTTCACGATGACGAAGTTCGCATTGAGAAACAATTGGAAGAGATGACTTATGCCGGGCGATATCAATTAAATGTTCCTGGACCGGGCGCAGACATGCCTTTTCAGGAAGATGCGCAAATGCGATTACAGCATTGGGGGGCGAATTTGCGAACAAATTCAATTCATTTAGAAAGTGATTTGATGGGTTTAACGCGAAACTTACAGCGGGACGACATCAATGAAAACAATTATAAAACACAGGAGGTTTCGAGCCAGCAAAAATCGTATTCGAATGCGCGACCATTTATTGATGAGACGCGCGCGACACATCCGGCATGGATGTATCGCGATATGGTGCAACCTCGATGGGAAGAGCCATTTATCAATCCGCAGGCCAATTTGGAGAAACCATTCCACGATAATATTCAAACGCGCGTGTTAGAGAAGGATTATTATCAGCCCAAAGTTTCGGTTTCGTTGGGTACTGAAAATACCGATCCGACTACGATCGAATACTATTTGAGGGGAAGATAATAAGGTGTTTTTAGTTGAATATATTATGTCCATTGTATATAATATATTTCATCATATACAATGGAACTGGCTATACCATTTTTAGCACTAACCGGATTATATTTTGCTTCGAATCAAAGACGAAACCAACCCGAGGAAAACGAAGAAGAGAATGAAGAAGGTTTTGTTGGATATAAAAATTTACCTAATACAAATTTGGCGAATGTGAATTATCCGTCTGAATATCCGATTAAATCTGAGGAATTTGATGTGACTACAAAATTAGCGGTAGATAACCGGTATCAAGGCGAAAATTACTTGGACAAGTTTTACGAGCCAACTCATCCCAAGAATCTTTTAACAAATAAGGGTTGGGAATCTACTTCCGGCATGAAATGCCCTCCAAGAGAACTGACCGGAGGATCAGATTCCTATATTGCGCTTACTGGCGAACATGTTGGGTGTGATTATTATCGACACAATAACATGGTCCCATACTTTGGAAGTAAAACGCGCAGTCGCCAATTTGAAGCCAACCAGAACGAGGGGCTCCTAGATAGTTATTTAGGAACCGGCTCACAAATTATTGAAAAGAAAGAACAGGCGCCCCTATTTGCGCCCAATGAAAATTACCAGTGGGCATATGGTCTCCCAAATCAAAATGATTTTATGCAATCGCGCGTGAATCCAAGCTTGAAGATGTCGAATGTATTACCATTCCAACAAGAAAAGGTCGGCCCCGGACTGGGTTTAGGATACGGTACCGAAGGTGAAGCTGGATATAATTCGGGTATGATGGCGCGTGAGAAATGGCTGCCCAAAACAGTGGATGAATTGCGCGTAAATAATCACCGCAAGGCGTCGGGTGTTTCTACCCTTGGTTATGAGGGGCCTGCATCAACATATGTGAAAGATATGGGTAGTATTGGTACAGTCGAGAAGAATCGACCCGACCGAGATTTTGAAATGGGTCAAAACCGCCTAATGACTACGACGGGCGTTACAAAAGGTCCGACCCTTCGACCCATTCAGGAAGACCGCTACACAACTCGCCCTGAAACCACGACCGATTATACGGGTGTGGCTGCATCACAGAATAAGGGGGCTCATGTTGATGGCGAATATATGCCGTCAAAGAATCATAATTTAGGCGCCGTCCCCATATCGGCCGCCTCATCCAGCGGAAAGGGTGGTGCAACCGAAGCAGACTTTGGCGCGAAATCGCAAATGGCGTATGCGAATAATCGTAGCGCGAATACACAAAACAGTTATTTTGGATCAGTTGGAGGAGCTATTGGGGCAGTTATATCGCCGTTATTAGATGCTTTACGACCATCTCGTAAGGAAAATGTTATTGGAACTCTCCGCCCATATCAGAATGCGGCGACAACAGTTCCGCAATCTTATATTTTTAATCCGGCGGATCGTACTCCGACAACAATTCGCGAGACAACCGAAAATTCGAAATTCCATTTGAATTCTGGAACAAATCAATTGAACAAGGGAGGATATACTGTGTCTGGAAATCAGCCAATAGCCAATAATCGTATGAGCCAATCTGATTATTTTTATTCCGGCAATTCAAGTGCATCTGGAAGCAGCAAACAAGCTCGGACATATGATGCTGAATATAGACAGCATAATAATGAAATCAAATCATCCACGATTGATGGACGGCTGGTTCCTGGAAATATGTCTTTGATGAACAATTCCATGAATATTGCGGCAGGTGACCGTAATGGTTCATTGACCAATAACCGTGCCCCTGCTCCCGCGATCTACAATCAAAGTCCGGGGATAGAAATGATGGGTCAGTTACACGGCAAACAACTATTGAATTCACACATTCAAACGGATCGTACTACGCCGGATGTATTGAATCAATTGAAATCGAATCCATACGTAATACAGCGTAGTATATAATTAATAATTACATTCGCATTTCACCCATTCCTTGCATAATGGGTGAAAATTGGGCCAGCACCTTTGATTTTCATTTGCGTTTTGTGCGGATTATAATATTCAAATGTGTATATAACGAACCCTATATAATATGCCTTATTTTGAACAAGTGAATATATTCTTTATTCATATTCCAAAAACGGGAGGCACCAGCGTTGAAGAATATTTTAGTAAAAAATACCAGATAGTATTAAATCATAACCATATATATTATCGATATAATGAACAAACAATACAAGATGAAGTCGAATCTGCGCGTAAATCGTGGAAACATTTGATTGATCGTATGATTGAAAACGAGAAACAAAAATGCACGAATTTAAAACAAAAAAGGAGTTTAATATCTGCTGTACCGTCCATAAAAGCCGCTGTATTGAAAAAACCAAATTGGGACAAAGTAAAACAAAATATGCCGGATTTCCAATATTTTAAGAAAATACGATTGGTGCGCGATATGCGACATTCAATGCAACATATGACTTGGGTGGAAATATACAAACACCGCGATATATTGTGGCCGCATGGTTCTCCCATTAATAATTATAGCAATTCCACAAGGCCAGTTGGGGGGTCTTTGCAAGCCCCCTGCAGCAATACCGCGTTACGCATTTTCGCAATTGTTCGTAATCCATATGACAGGGTTGTGTCTGACTTATTTTTTCATAACTTATTAAAATCGTCACATGTAATTGAACCGAATATTGTGTATGAACAATTAAAAAAATATTTAGATAGTCCGGGTACATTTGATAATCACAAAACGCCACAATATGAATTTGTGGTTGATGAATGCGGTAATTTATTACCAAATATTCATATTATGAATACAGAATCTTTAACACAGGATATGCGCAATTATGGGTTCCGCGACTTTAATCTACACCGCAATGCTACGAATGTAAAATTACCAGCTGCAGTTACGAAATATGCGGCTTTACTGAATCCAGAGTCGATCGATCTTATTAATTCTTATTATTGGCGCGATTTCGAATATTTTGGTTATACTATGTTGCGGCGTTCATATCTGATAATACAATCAATCTCGGAGAAGGAGCACTGCAGTGCAATTATAGAAGAGGAATCCGGCGACGACGTGAATCAAACCTCGCTGTAAAATAGTCTGCTCATCACAATCGCCTCTTTATTTTCAACGGGAGCTTTGAATAACTGTGTAAGCATCGTGTCGTCGCGAAATCGAACCGTATATTCCTGTTGCGTCTGATTTCGCCCAATGCGACCCATTGCCTGAATCGTCTTTTGCTGCGTCATTTGCTTCAGATCCTTCCCAATAAATCCGTGACAGAATTGGTAGTTTGTACCATATATGTAATCCGATGACGCCAATATCACATACAGGCGCTGCTCGTACGCCAAACGCTTCATGATTTCCATGTATTTTGGATTGGCCTTGTTTTCGTCGATAAATACACCAATGCCCAATAGCAACAGCATTTTCATATCATCCGTTACGTCCAACGCCATGATATCACATACATCCTCGTCTCCAATATTGGGTTTGAACGCATTCATTTTTACATTGTCCGAATTATACCACATGCTTTGATGTTGTTGCGTGTTTGGAATATACATCGGGTCCAAATTGACTGTGCAAATCTGTTGCCGCAGTTCTTCCACCTGACGGCGAAGCTTTCGTATTTCTGGCGAAATATTTTCGCGATTTAATTTGCGATCATTTTTGGATTTACCGGCGTCGTTGTCGTCATTTGCGCCACTTTGTTCTTTGTCTTCAAGCGCCTTTTCCGCCGACGTCAGTTTTTTCTGTATGACGTTGTTGTGTGCTATTCTTTGTGTAATTTCTTGAAACACGCGGTCGGGAATTTTAGATTGATACAAATAAAACTTGCCTATTTTCTCAATATCTTCCGCCAAGAATATTGTCGGGCCATCAGTCAATGTATGCGCATCCTTAGTTGTAATATAGACCCCAGCAGACGGCATTTTTGCGGGGTCGGTTGGTTGAGTGCTTGTTGTAACAGAAACGCTTTGTGTTCGAACCAATGGCCCCCCGCCAGTCAAACCCGGTCGCGGTGTTTCCATGCTTCGAAATCGCCGTATATCAGGCACCTCAAACATACCCTTTTGTTTTTCCACTAATTCATTGTGTATTTTTGGCCAATATTCGGCATGAATGTTTCGCAAAACCTCCATGTAATACAGCTTCAAGTTATTCATAGTAATATGCGATATATTGTCGCCGAAATAGTTTTCGACATAATATGCATTATCCAGTGCGCCTTCAACCGAATGTACTTTTTGGATAAACGCGACTATTTCTCGCAAATCGAAATATCGCAACATAGACTTGTTTTGAGTGCAATGCACGATCGAATTTTGCAAATCAGTGAAATCTGAATATAACAGATGAGGTGCAACTGCTTTCCCCGATTCATTTAGTAATGTAATGGATTTGCGGCAGTCATAGCTTGAAATCGTCTCAACGGAAGCACCTGGGAAGCGAACATGAAAATTCCCGATTACGTCTTGGATTTCTGATTCGCATGGCAGGGTAGCACAAGACAATACCATCTTGGAAATTTTGTTTTCCGCCCAATTACGATGCATTAATGCATGTAGTGGATGATCGTCATAATCCATCGCAATTGTGGGTTCATCCCAGTATGTAATCAAATCCGCATCTGGTGCGATTCTGCTGGATGTCTCCATATCAGCAACATCTTCGCCATCCATGGTCGATAGATATTCCGGCGGAAACGCCAACATATAATGCATCGCAATAATGTACGACTGTACGTCACAAATCATGATCTGTACCTTGTCGCCCACACTATTATTGACCTTTCCAATCCCACCGCTCCGGTAATTTCGCGTATATTCCGATGCGGCGAAATAATGGAGACGAATATCGTCGGCGGTTTCACAACCAAATGCGACGGCGATTCGCTTATTCATAGAAACGGCAGATTTAGCGAGAGCCAACCCAATGTGTCTCGCCGCGCAAATAAAGATTATGCGATGTCCTTCAGATAATCCTAGCGGAGTTAGCGTTTTCCCAGTGCCGGTGGGAGCGGTATATAAGACCAATTTTGCACCCCGATTCGTCATGGCCTTTAGTTTAGAATACATAGTTGTGTTGGTTGGCTTGTATTTGAATGCCGAGTATATTTGACGTTGGTGTTCAAACAGCGTTCGGTCCTCGTATTTCAACAGATTCGGATTTTTCTCGATAAATTCATACGATTGACCAAGAACATCGCGCATATTCAACATATTCAATGTGCTATTCTTCACTTGTTCCACAAAACGAAGCACGTGGGTATTTATATTCGAAATTGTTGCGCGCTCAATTTGTAAAATGGTATATAAATGAAATGCATATTGAGGCGTGTGCTTGTGCAGCGACTTCAAAATGTCTTTGCAGAAATTGAGCAATACACATTCAAACACTTGTAATTTTTGTGTATCCAGTTTCTCGTCCATCGAACGAATTCGAATGAGTTCCCCTTTTTTCAGCGTAATCTGCTTTTTCTTTTTTTGCTTAGAATCGGTTTGTATTGGCGACACTAAAACATCCGCGTACTTTGTACTCATTGTATCGACATCCGATTTGAAATATTGTTCATATAAATGGTCGTGAATACCAAGTATTGATCCGTCCATCTTCATGAGCGATAACATCGATTTTGTCGAATTAGTACGTATATTCACATCATGATATCCATTGATAATGAGAGACAAAATTTCCTTTTCCGAATCCGCAACAGCAATTTCAACATTCATCCATTCTGATTTGGAAAGCTTCTTTTGTGTGAGGTCCATTATATTGATAGGTTGTGGGCGATTTGATAATAAATAATTAGTATTGAAATACCAAGAGTGTTATAAATGTACGTAAAAATCGGGCCGCAATCAATTTTATTCAATGCAAAATACCACATTATAATAATGTACATGAAAACCATATAGTAATTTGCGTCGAATAAATTGTATTTCCGAATATATCGCAACCAATATATACATAATATATGTCTTTGTATTCAAAATTATTTCAATACGTTTTGCGAATATGTGCAAAATATAATATTGACGAATCTCACGGGCTGTCGCATGCGATGAATATTTTCATGTATTCCAATCAGATTTACGAGCACGAAGTTATAGAGCATCCCTTTTTGAAACAACAAGAGTGTGTTATTTACGCATCTGCAATATTGCACGACATGTGTGATAAAAAATATATGGACCAAGATCAGGGCGTTGCAGAAATTGAAGATTTTTTAAAAAATTGCTGTAACGGCGATTCGATTGACCCCCCAATTTTGGATGCTGAATCAATTTCCGCAATTAAATGCATTATTACTACCTTGTCTTACTCACATGTAAAAGTACATGGATTCCCCAGCCTTGGGAAATATCAGCATGCCTATCATATTGTGCGCGAAGCCGACTTATTCTGTGCCTACGATTTTGACCGTTGCATGATTTATCACATGAATAAGGTCGGTGTGGGTGATATTCAGAATGCATTTAACGATTCGGTTCGATTATTTGAAACGCGTGTGTTTCTGCACCACGATCACAACCTGTTGGTCACCGATTATTCGAAATGTGCGTATATTCATATGCATGAAAATTCGATTGCGCGCATAAATCATTGGCGAAAAATGCTGCTATAGGAATATGAATATACGATGATACCATTGTATATTCTATGAAAATCCCGCGATTCGCGGGAAATGGAGACGTCCCTTTGATCGGTATTTCAAAATATCGATCACTTTTTGCGTTGTCGGAAATTCATCTGCACCATAAACATCCTGCAAAAGCATCCATTCGAACAGGCCTCCTGTATAAATATATACTTCTTCAAACCCAAGATCGACCAATTGTTTTGATTTTCGCTCGACGGTTTCGTCGGTATTATTTTTGCCGTAAATAATGAACCGTTTTATTTGTTGGCGTGAATGTGTAATCATTTGATTGATCGTCGGTTCCTCCAAATCCATAGATAGAGTGTTTTTTATTAGACAATCCTGTGCATCGCCGGACAATGTATTTAAAATAATGTAAATATCTGGATTTTTTATCGCATGTAATACGTCTTCAAACCCGATCTTATTATTTGACGATTTTTGAAACCAATTTGAAAACATGAAATTTTTATACGTTGTATTTACCAGACATCATTTTTTTATTATATTCACGCATGTATATAATCTAATCGACAGACAAATCCGCTTCTATATCAGAATCCGAATCTGAACCTGAATCATTTTCCGCCGATTGTCCTGTTGGTTGAGGCGTGGATGACGCCATTAATCGGCTCAGATTTTGAAAATAGGCACTGTCTATTGGAATTTCGAATTCAAATATACGCGTGCCGGAAATATCACTAAATGTTCCGGGTGTGGTAGTAATCGAGCCCGTTTGTCCAACTGGATTTTGCGGTATTGTATTCGCATTAATAGTGGTTACGTTTTGTCCTCCGTTTTGTCCTCCGTTTTGTCCTCCGTTTTGTCCTCTGTTTTGTCCTCCGTTTTGTCCTCTGTTTTGTCCTCCGTTTTGTCCTCCGTTTTGTCCTCCGTTTTGTCCTCCGTTTTGTCCTCCGTTTCGTCCTCCGTATGCAC